CTAAAGAAGGTTCTTGGGTGGTAACTATGAAAGTAGATAATGATGCAGTATGGCAAGACATTAAAGATAAAAAGTATTTAGGACTTTCTATTGAAGGTATATTTTCTGATAAGGTTGAGATGAGTAAGGAAGAAACCGAAGAACAAATATTAATCAATAAAATAAAAAAGATAATAAAAGAACAAGATAATGAGTAGAATATTTACACGAAACGCTATTGAGTTTCAAGCACCAAACACTTACAAGATAGAAACAAGTAATGAGCAGAAATTAGCAACAGGATTAGATAATATATTTATAGACTTTAACAGAGATGGCTCTTACTCAGTAGATATTGAATTAAACTTTTTATTTGCTAATACTGCATCTGATTTTGCAACATTTACTGAATGGTTTAAAATAGCAGGAGATTATGAAGAATTAACATCAAGTTTACCTGCATCAGTAGATACACAAATAACAGATAGTTGGTTTTTTGTAAACGAGCAATCATTTATAGATTTTGAAGCACAGTTAATTAATGACAATTCATTAGAATTAAAAATTAAATAACAATGCCAAAACAAGCAGAATATTGTAAATGTCTTAATACATACACAAGAACAAAGTGTAAGAAAAGGAAATGTAAGCAACACCCTATATGGAAGCAAGGTATTGGCTTTATAGGTGGTAAAGGTACTACAGAAGAATAAAAACGATATAATAAAAAAGTAACAACGTTATATAATTATAAAACAGATTAATACAATGAAGAATCAAGAATTAAACACTTTAGACAAAATTAAGGAAGTCTTAGGTCTTTCTGTAGAGAAAGAAACTAAAGAAATTGAAGTTAAAGATGAAGTTGTTTTAAACGAAGATGTGAAGCAAGAAGAGCCTAAACAAGAAGAAGTTAAGGTTGAAGTAAAATACGCTACACAGGAAGAACTTGCACAAGTTGAAAGTAAGTTTATGAATATGTTTAAAGCATTTTTAGAAGAAGCTAAAAAAGAAGTTAAAGAAGTGCCACAAGAATTAGCATCTCAAAAAGAAGAGGTTAAGGAAGAGGTAGAATTAAGTGAGGTTAAGGAGATTGTACATTCTCCAGAAAATGTAGTAGAAAAGAAAGAAGTTAAATTTAGTAAACCTTTCGCATCTATGACACCTCAAGAAAGAATTTATCAAATGTTGAATAATAAATAAAAATAAGAAATGGCAACAACTACAAGTATAACAACTACTTATGCAGGGGAATCGAAGAATCAAATTATCTCTGCAGCTTTATTAGCAGGAAACACCCTTGCTCAAGACGCAATCACTTTTAAACCTAATATCGTAGGTAAAGAGGTTGTAAGAAGATTAGAAACTGATGGATTAATTAAAGGTGCTACCTGTGATTTTTCAGATACATCTACAATTACATCTACAGAAAGAATTATTGAACCTAAAGAGTTTCAAGTAAACTTAGAGTTATGTAAGACTGATTGGTTTAATGATTGGAATGGATATCAAATGGGGGGTTCTGCTCACAGAAATATGCCTTCTACTATTCAAGAGTACATCTTACAGTATGTAGCTGCTAAAGTAGCACAAACTAACGAGAACTCTATTTGGTCTGGTGTTGACGGTGCAGATAACTATGATGGCTTCGCTACTTTATTAGCTGCTGATGCTAACTTACCTGATGCAAACGAAGTAACAGGAACTAATGTAACTGCTGCTAACGTTATCGATGAAATGGGTAAGGTATATGCAGCTATTCCAAAAGCATTATTTGGTTCACCAGAACTTTCTTTATATGTTTCACAAGATGTTTATAAGTCTTATGCAATCGCTTTAGGTGGTTTTGCATCACAAGGTCAAGGTGCTAATGGTATCAATGCACAAGGTTTAAACCAAGCGTTTTCTGGATTACAGTTTGCAGGCGTAAACATATTTATGGCAAACGGATTACCTGCTAACACTATGATTTTAGCTGAAAAGTCTAACTTATGGTTTGGTACTTCTATCGCTTCTGACTGGAATGAGGTGAGATTATTAGATATGGCTGACTTAGATGGCTCTAAGAATGTAAGAGTAATTATGAGATTCTTAGCAGGCGTTCAGTACGGAGTTGCTGAAGACATCGTAACTTACGGAATCGTAAACAGTGCTAACTAATAATTAATAATAAAGGGAGATTAATTTCTCCCTTTTAATTATTTTTACTATATTTGCACTTATGGGATTAATTTATAAAATAACCAACCCAATGAACGAGGTTTATGTGGGTAGTACAAAGAGAAAGGATATAAGTAACCGAAAAGGGGAACATAAGTATCAAGCAAAAAAAGGTAAGATTAGTTTAGTTTATAATAGCTTTAGAAAATACGGATTTGATAATCACGATTTTGAGATTATTACAGAGGTAAGTGAACAGGATAGGATAGAGCTGGAACACTTTATTATACAAGAGTTTGAGCCATCTTTAAATATGGTTAGTAATCATAACAACACTGCTCAAGGTAAAATTTGGGTAAACAATGGTCAGAAAGAATTTCAGATTCTACCAAAATTCTTTAATGACTACAAAAATATAAAAAAGGGTAGATTAATTAAAAAACAATAAAACAATGCCGTGTGATATATCAAGAGGTAGATTAGAACCTTGTAAAGACAAAGTAGGTGGTGTTAATAAAGTGTATTTTGTAAACAATGGCGATTTAGGTGATGTTACGTATGATACAACAGATACCGATGTAATTGCTACTGTTACGGGAACACCATCTGCTTACGAATTTGAAGTAAGAGGTGCATCTTCTTACACAGAAACACCTACATCAAGTAGAGAAAACGGAACAACATACTTTGAACAAGTATTAGAGTTACAATTACCACAATTAAGTAAAGAAGACCATAAGACAATTAAACTATTGTCTTACGGACATCCTCACGTTATCATTGAAGATAACAACGGAAACTTGCTTTTAGCAGGATTAGAGTACGGAATGGATGTTACAGGTGGTTCTATTGCTACAGGTAGTGGTATGGGAGAATTTAACGGTTATACATTAACCTTTACAGGAATGGAAAAAGTACCTGCAAACTTTTTAGCAGACACATTATCAGCAGTTGGATTTACTGTTGTACCTGGTGCATAAAGATTTCTTTTACTTCCAATTTGATTAACCCTTGTATTGATTTACAGGGGTTTTTCTATTTAAGACGAACTAAAAAAATTATATTTCGTTATATTATTAGATAGTGTAAAAAATGAAGATAGTACAACCTATTACATCTGAACAAGAGATACTTATTATTCCAAGAGAAAGTTTAGATTATTCTAACTTAGACTTTAAGGGTAGAGTTATATCTGATGGTGGAACTATAAGTAATTCTTCTTGTGTTTCTACTGCACTTGCAGAGCATAATGATGTTGATATGATTATCAAGAAAGATGGACAAAATACTACTGAAACTATAAGTAACTTAGTTGTAACTGAATTAAGTAATTATTTTAAGGTATCATTTTCATCTACAATATTAGAGGAAGGTTTTGGGTATTCTATAACATTAACTAAAGGTGGTAGTTTATTCTACAGAGATAAACTTTATGTTACATCTCAAACAGACTTTACAACAAAGCATAAACAATCTCAAAATAAATATAAAGAGGTTGTAGACGATAATACTTACGTGATATAATATGAGCGATAAAAAAGAATTTAAAAATAACGTTAGATTTCTAAGTCTATCATCTTATCAGACACCAATAATCAAAGAGGAATATAATGATGATTATGTTTGCTTTGGTGAGGATAACGATTACTTTGATAGAGTTTGTGATTTATACCTAAACAGCCCTACTAATGCTACCTGTATTAATGGTATATCTGATATGATTTTTGGTAAAGGGTTAGAATCTCTAAATTCTGATGACTTTCCAGAGCAATATGTAAAAATGAAGTCTTTACTTAAGCCTGCTGAAATAAAGAAATTAGTTAAAGATTATTACTTATTAGGTCAAGGTGCTTTACAGATAACATACAACACAGGTAAAACTAAGATATTAAAGGTTTCTCATTTTCCAATGGAAACATTGAGAGCAAATAAAGCACAAGAAGGTATCATAAAAAAATGGCACTATCATCCTAATTGGAGTAACAAAAAGAAAGGAGACAAAACAAAACCAATACCTTCATTTGGGTTTGGTAGTGCTAAAGAATTAAATGAATTATATATCTTTAAACCTTATAAACCTAAATTCTATTATTATGCACCTACAGAGTATCATTCTTGTTTGCAGTATGCTGAATTAGAAGGAGAAGTTAGTGAATATCATATTAGTAATATACAGAATGGTTTAGCACCAAGTCTATTTATCAACTTTAATAATGGTGTACCAGACGACCAAACTCAACAGTTAATAGAGAATAAGATTAACGAAAAGTTTAGTGGTACTTCTAATAGTGGTAAAGCTATGATTGCTTTTAATGACGATAAGGAAAGTCAAGCTACCATAGAGCCTATACATTTACCAGATGCACACGCACAATATCAGTTCTTATCTGATGAAGCAAGAGAGAAGATAATGTTAGGTCATAAGATTGTATCACCTATATTATTAGGTATTAAAGATAATACAGGGTTTGGTAACAATGCAGAGGAATTAAGAACTGCATCTGTATTAATGGATAAAGTAGTTATAAGACCAAGACAAGATGAAATCCTTAATGGACTTAAAGAGATATTATCTTTTAATAACATTCATCAAGACTTATATTTTGTAACATTACAACCTATAGAGTTTACTGCATCTGAAAATATAGCTACAAATATACGTAGAGAAGAAGAAACAGGAGAGAAGTTATCGAGTGATAAAGAACAAGAAGACTTTTCTGATGAAGAAGGAGAAAACCTAATAGACCAATTAGAAGGCTTAGGAGAGGTTTTAAGCGACGATTGGGAGATGGTCTATAGTGAAGTATACAAAGACGAGAAAGAAGAGCTTAAAATGGCTGAAATCAAGTATAAAGATGGTAAGAGTAAAGAAGATAATGAAGTCTATAAAATTCGTTATGCTTATATGCCTGTACGCAATAGCAGTAAGAGTAGAAACTTTTGTAGGAAAATGGAAAGCTTAACAGCTAATAAAGTTGTATTTAGAAAGGAAGATATTAATATGATGTCTTTTAGAGGTGTTAATAAAGAGTTAGGACATAAAGGAAGAAACTATAGTTTACTAAAGTTCAAAGGTGGTAAAAACTGCCATCATTACTGGGAGTTACAGGTTTACAGAAAGAAGAGTGGTAAGAAGGTAGATTCAGAGGCAGCCTATGATAAAGGGTTAACTGAACCTAACAATCCTAATGAAATGCCTGTTAGACCTGTGGATATGCCTAATAGAGGTGGTATGTTAAGTAAAATAAGAAAAACATTTGGCTATGAGTAAAGCGTTATTTATATCAGTTAAAGATTTAAAAGATAAGTCTATTATTAATGGTAATGTAGATGCTGATAAGATAATACATTTTATTGAGATAGCACAAGACATTTATATACATCAGTATTTAGGTACGTCTTTATATGACAAGTTACAGGCGTTAATTATAGCAGACACCTTAGATGATGTAGGTAATGCTAATTATAAGCTATTAAGAGATAACTATATTAAACCTTGTATGATTTGGTTTACACATATAGAGTATTTACCAGAATCTTTATTTACTATAGATAATAGTGGATTAACAAGACACAGGGGAGAGAATGAAGATGCTATAGACTTTTCAGAGGTTGATAGGTTAGTAGATAAAGCAAGAGCAAGAGCAGACTTTTACACACAGAGAATGGTAGATTACCTATGTAATAACTCTAACTTGTTTCCAGAATACTTAAACAATTCAAACGAAGATTTAAGACCTAATAGAGATAATAATAATTTTTCAAGTATAGTAATCTAATGGATAAGAAGAGAGATAGAAAGAAGGTTGGAAGTTATAAAGTAAAGGACAAGAACGTTATAAACCTAAATAAGTTTTACAAGGAAAAGATTAAAGAATGGCAACAAACACAATAAATTGGGGTAAAATATATGAATCTACTTGGTGGGGTATAGGTGTTAATTCTAACACTATATCTTGGGGTAAATCTTATGAAGAGTTAGCAGGGTTTTCTGAATTAGTACAAAGGTTTGTATCAAGAGTAGAAACAGATAGTGGAGTAGTTGAAAGTGAAAATTGTGTAAATAACGTAGACTTTAAAAATAATAATTGGGATTACTATTTCAGAGTTATAGATGATAGTGGAGTAGTAGAAAGTTTAGAATGTATAAATAATATTTAATAAAAATAAAAATGTCAAAAATTCCGAGCATATGTATGATACCTTCAGGGTATAAAGCAAACAAAGTGTATAGTGTATTACCTACAAATGGTGATGCAGATTTAGCAACAACAAGAGCATCAACAGCAACAAGGGTTAATGAAATAGGTTTAATAGAAGAAGTAGCTTCTAATGTACCAAGATTAGATTATTCTGATGGTGGATGCCCTGCTCAATTATTAGAGCCTGAATCAAGAAATTTATTTACGCATTCAGAAGATTTTAGCACTTACTTAGTTTCTCCTACACAAACAACTAATTCGACTGTTGGAATTAATGGGATTTCTGTAAACTCTTATTATGGTGCAACTACTTCTTCAACAATTACTGTTTTAACAGATACATACTATACTGTAAGTATCTATGCTAAAAAAAATAATTGGGGTTTTATACAAATACGAACATCAAATTTTGATGCAGGTAGTAATGCAAGGACTTGGTTTGATTTAGAGAATGGCATTGTAGGCTCAACCGACACACCTGCTAATCACATCAATCAAACTATTAAGTCATTTGGTAACGGATGGTACAGATGTAGTATTACTTTCAAATCGGTAACAGATTTGAACGGTAATGTTACTTTCTCTGTAAATGAATCAGACACAAGTTTAATAAATGGTTCTTCATCATCTGAAGATTTATTTTTCGATGCAGCACAATTAGAAGAACAATCTTACGCAACAAGCTATATACCAACAAGTGGTGCAACTGCAACAAGAGTAGCAGAAACATTAAGTAAGACTGGCTTAAGTAATTATATTAATAGTAGTGAGGGTGTTTTTTATTTTGAGGGTAGTTTTTTATCAAATTCTGATACTTCTTTAATAGAACTTAATGACAACAGTAGTAATAATAGAGTTTCTATTTATACAGAAAGTGGTTTGTTGAACGCTAATTGCTTTAATGGAGTAAGCAACACTATATCTTTTGCAGGTAATCCAACTGAAAACAACAAATTAGCTATTAAATACTCAATTAATGATTTAAGATTTTTTATAAACGGGACTTTAGTTGGAACAGATAATACATTTTCAGGTTTTACATCTGATTTATCTGCAATTTATTTTTCTTTGTCGAGTGGATTAATTCCATTTAGGGGAAAATTAAAAGACTTGAGAGTTTACAACGAAGCATTAACAGACGCAGAATTACAAAAATTAACAAGCTAATAAATAAATTATGAAAATAAACATTGGAAAATACGCTTTTGATAGCAAAGAACAAGCAGAAACTAAAATAAATGCTTTAGGAGTAGCAACAGATGAAGATGGAAACGAATATCCAACACATAAACACACTATCGTACATTTAGGGCATATAGTAGAACAACAAGGGCAATATGATGAAGATGGTAATGAAGTAGTTGCACCTGTGTTATCTTCTAAATATCACGTTGATGTTTTATGGAAAGGTATTGATGACCATCCTTATGGTTGGAAGTCTTATGCAGCTAATGTAATTGGAAATGGAGTGCATTCATTTTTAGGCTTAAATTATGATTCATATAAAATAGACTAATGATAGAGTTAATAAAGAAAATATTAACACACCAAGATAGAATAGCAGTTGATAAATTAAGACACTTTTATAGTGGTACATTAGGCTTTGCTTTATTCTGTATATTAATAAATCCTATTTGGGCATCAGTTATTGTAGTTGGTGCAGGAGTGTTTAAAGAATTATATGATGTAATTACAGATAAAGGTAAAGGAGAGGTTTTAGATGGCTTCTTTACTTCTCTGCCTGTTATATTATATTGGTTAGTAGTAATATTTTAAAATGATGCACGTTGAGTGCTAATGAAGTATGAATAAATATATGTTGTTATTAGAGGCGATTAATAAGACAAAATGGTGGATAATCTTACTATTGTTTTTAGGTTTTATAATTAATAGTTTTAAGACAGAAATACAATATCTTGTAGAATATAAGTTATTAAACAAAGATGTTATAATAGAAAGGTTAGATGGAGATGTATTAATTGAAGATGCATTGTATGATTTGATGAACAAAACAGGTGCAGATAGAGCATATATTTTTAGGTTTCATAATGGAGTAAACTATTACAATGGAAAACATAAATCTAAAATGTCTAATGATTTTGAAGTAACAAGAGCAGGAATAAGTAGTGAAGCACAAAGATTACAAGATGTACCTGTTGGTTTATACGCTAAATGGATTAAAGATGTAATTAATTACAGAATGATGCACCCTGATGTTAATGAAATAAAAGATGTTAGAACAAGGTTAGAGTTACAAAGGCAAGGAATTAATGCTATTGGAGTAGTGCCTTATTACAGAAAAGGTAAAATATTAGCTTTAATAGGAGTTGACTATGTAAGACCATTAGATAGTGTAAAGTATCACAAATACTTAAAAGACCCTAAAGGAGGTTTAGAAAGGTTTAAAGTAAGTGCAAACGAAATTGGAAATTTATTAAGATAAAAAGCTATGAAACAAATAGTATTTAAAAATGGATACACCTTTGATATTACTAAAGAAGCAGCGAACACTTTAAAAAATGAAATAATAAGAGGTTGTAGTAAAAATCAAGTTCTTGTTAGAGGTAATAATGAATTAGATTTTATGATAAACATTGATGAAGTGATTTTGATAAAAGATATTTAATTTATTAAGATAAGCTATGAATGAACAAGATATAAAATTAGCTATTTTAAACATATTGAGCTTTATTTTAAGTTTCTCTAATGTTGAAATGACACTAAAAATAATATTACTTATTGTTTCAATAACGTACACCTTAATAAAAATCAATCAATCTCTAAAAAATAATAAAAAAGATAAGCTATGACTCGTTATTTTAAAGAATTAGATAATTTAGATAAGATGGATAAAACTTTCTTATTAAGATTAGATGAAGCAAGAGAAAGAGCAGGAATACCATTTATAATTAATTCAGCATATAGAACACCTGAACATAATGCTAAAATAGGTGGTAAGCCTAATTCAAGCCATTTAAAAGGACTTGCAGTAGATATTAGTGTTACTAATAGTAGACAACGTTTTGTTATATTAGAATCTCTTATAAAGGTTGGTTTTAATAGAATAGGTATTGCAGATACATTTATTCACGTAGATTTAGATAAAGAGAAATCTGAAAAAGTTGTTTGGACTTATTAACGAGTGTAAATTATACGTCTATACATACAATAAGTGTAAAAAAGCTAACATTATACGCTTATACATATAATAAAGATAGAAAAAACTAACATTAATATCGCATATCGCAATACACAATAAAATGGAAAACAATAACCCTAAATTAAGAAAAAATGGTGGTAAAGGAACTTTCTTTGGTAACTTATGGAGAAGTGTTGTAAAAAACAATATTCCTTTAGGTGATACTATTATTGATGCTATTGACAAGAAAGATGTTGGTAAAATATTTGAATCTATTACTAATGATGTTCAATTAACAGAAGAACAAAAAGAAATACTATTAGCTAACTTAAAACAAGACGTTACTGAAATGGAAGAAGTAACAAAACGTTGGCAATCTGATATGTTATCTGATAGTTGGTGGAGTAAGAATATAAGACCTTTAAGCCTTGCTTTTTTAACTTTAGCATTATTCCTATATATTATATTAGATAGTTCATTAGAAGGCTTTAAAATAAACGAAGCGTGGATAGATTTATTGTCTTCTTTATTATTATTAGTCTATGGAGGTTATTATGGTGCAAGAGCAGTTGAAAAAGTAACTCACATCAAAAATAATAGAAATATGAAGTAAAAAAAATAATCAAATTATGAAGTCAGAAGAAATAAAGCCTAATGATGGTAGAAAGAATAACAGTAGAAAGAAATCTATACCTTTAAGTAAAGTACCAGATAGAGATAGGAGTAATGTTCCTGCAAAGAATTACGCTAAGAAGAAGAGAACTAAACAGTATGCTAAGAAAGCGTTAAAGAATGTTTTTGGTAGTGAAGTTAATGCTTTTGAAGAAGTAGCTAAGAGAGCAAAGAAAACAGGTAATTACAATATGTATAAGATGTTGTTTGACTATGCTTATGATGATGAAAAAGATGTTAAACCTGTTGCTAATAATGCACCTGTAATTAATTTCTTTGGTAATAGTAATCCTAAGTTAGAAGAAAAGACTATTGATGTAGAACATAAAGACGTTGATGATGAAGAATCTTAGTATTCACGAAAAGTATCAGCCATTATTTAATAGTGATAGTAGGTATTATATCGTAACAGGTGGTCGTGGTTCGGGAAAGTCTTTTGGTGTTGCTTTAAGATTGTTAATGCTTACTTATGAAACAGGTCATAAAGTATTATTTACACGATATACAATGACTTCTGCACATACTTCTATTATACCAGAGTTTGTTGAAAAGATAGATTTATTAGGTAAGAACAAAGACTTTAGGATTACTAAAGATGAAATAATGAATCTAACAACAGGTTCTTCTATTATATTTAAAGGTATTAGAACAAGTAGTGGTAACCAAACAGCAGCACTTAAATCACTTAATGGTATTACTACCTTTGTAGTAGATGAGGCAGAAGAGTTAGATGATGAAGAAACTTTTGATAAAATAGACTTATCTGTAAGAGCAATAACTAAACAAAACAGAGTTATATTAATACTAAACCCTGCAACTAAAGAGCATTGGATATACAAAAGGTTTTTTAGAGATGCTTTAGTTAAAGATGGTAGTAATTTAACAAAGAAAGGTGTTACTTACATACACACTACTTATAAAGACAATAAATCTAATTTACCAGAATCTTTCTTACAGACTATTTATAAGACTAAAAGAAATAATCCAAGTAAATACTTACACCAAATATTAGGTGGTTGGAAAGAGCGTGCAGAAGGGGTTATTATAAAGAACTGGAGAACAGGCGTTTTTATGGATAGAGAGTTAATGTGCTATGGGCAAGATTTTGGTTTTAGTTTAGATGATACAACGTTAGTTAAAGTTTCTGTAGATGTACCTAATAGACAGTTATGGGTAAAGCAATGTTATAATAAACCTAACTTATCTACAAGTGAAATTATAAGACTAAACAAGGCTTATGCTAAATCTGATTTAATTATTTGTGATAACTCTGAACCAAGATTAATTAGAGAACTAAAGAATAGTGGTTTAAATATGAAGCCTACTGTTAAAAAGACTGGTAGTATATTAAGTGGTATAGCTTTAATACAAGACTATGAATGGATTATAGATAAAGATAGTATTGATGTTATTAAAGAAGTAAACAATTACGCTTGGAAGGATAAAAACACAGTTCCTATTGACAAATTTAACCACTACATTGACGCTATAAGATACGCTATGCAGTTTCTTGTTCAGGGCAAAAGTTCAGGTGTATACCATATTAAATAGTATTTAAATTATTTTTTGTATATTTGCTTTATGAAAAAATTATGTAAATATTGTGGCGAAGAGAAACCTATTACTCAGTTCAATAAAAAGAAAAATGGGAAGTACGGTGTGTCGTCTAAGTGTAAACCTTGCTTTAGTGAATATTATAAGTCCTACTACAACAAAAACAAGAAATCTAAAATTAATTCAGTAAAAAACTACTACAACAATAACAAGGATTCAGTTTTAAAATATAAGAAGGAGTATTATGTTGAAAATAGGGAGCTTCTTATTAGAAAAGCATCAGATAGAAAAGAATTTAAGAGAAAGACAAGTGGGTTTCATAGGATGAAGTATAATCTTAGAAAAAGAACATCTTCGGCTTTTAAGGTTAATTACTGGACTAAAAAAAGTAGTAATTCTAAAATGCTTGGGTGTTCCTATAATGAAGCTAAATCTTACTTAGAAAGTAAGTTTGTTGATGGAATGAATTGGGATAACTATGGAGAATGGCATATAGACCATATAAAACCTTTATGTTCTGCTGAAACTAAAGAAGATTTGATAAAACTATGTCACTACACTAATTTACAGCCTTTATGGGCAAAAGATAATTTATCTAAAGGTGGTAAATATTAGATAGCTAAGTGAAACCCTCTCAAAAAGGGTTGAACGTATTAAACTTTTCTTAAACACTAAAAAAATAAATATATCTCTTTTTTTTAAATAGCACCTTTTCCAATTCCACTTTGCGTTATCAATCACTTGACGACCCTCTTTGGGGAGGTCGTCTGCGTTAGACTACTTAATAGTAGTTCTAAAACAAAAATAAGCAAATTTAAACCAAAAGTTTTATTTATGCAAGACTTATTTTAAAAAGTTATTAACAATATT